CACCAACTGCTGTTGATCTCCTCGAAGCGAAAGGCGGCGATGCAGAGCTGATGCTTCAACTTCGGGGCTACGTCTCTGGCGAAGAAGACCAGGATACCCCTTCCACGACTCAGCGTATTGCAGAGCACCTGTTCAAGCACCTGCGGGGTAGCGACAACCTGGTGTTCGCTGGGGCACGGCAGTCAGTGGAGATCTATGCCGATCGTCTTCGCACTCTTTGCGAGGATGAGCGGTTACCGCAGGAGTTCTATCCTCATCACGCGAGCCTGTCGCGCGATCATCGGGACTTCGTGGAGCGGCGCCTGAAGGATGGGTCGAAACCCACAACCGCCATCTGTACCTCTACCCTTGAGCTCGGGATCGACATCGGTGACGTCACCTGCGTGGCGCAGATCGGGGCGCCGTTCAGCGTCGCAGCTCTGCGACAGCGGCTCGGCAGATCAGGCCGCAGGGCTGGTCAGCCTGCGATACTGCGGCAGTACGCGGTAGAGGCGAAGCTGACTCCCGAGAGCAATTATGTCGACCGATTGCGCCTCGGGCTTATTCGGTCTGTCGCGATGATTGATCTTCTGCTCGAGGGCTGGTGTGAGCCACCGCGCCCCCAGGCGCTGCATCTCTCCACCCTCGTTCATCAGATCCTGTCTGTGATCGCTGAGCGCGGCGGCGCTTCGGCAGGTCGTCTGCATCGAACGCTTGCGCAGGAAGGTCCCTTCAAGAAGGTGGAAGCGCCCGTATTCATGCAAGTCCTGAGAGCTCTTGGGCGGCCCGACGTCGGATTGATCGAGCAAAGCGACGATGGTCTGTTGCTCCTCGGTCGAACGGGGGAGAAGCTGGTCGAGCACTATAGTTTCTATGCCGTTTTCCAGACGCCAGAGGAGTATCGCCTCATCTCCGGTGGCAAGGAACTGGGGACCCTCCCCATCGTCAACGTGATGGCACCTGGCATGATGCTGATCTTCTCGGGTCGCCGATGGGTGATCCAGGAGATCGATGATCGTGACATGGTAATCATGGTCACTGCGTCAAAGGCCGGCGCGCCACCCATTTTTGGTGGTGATCCCGGCGACATCCATGATGAGGTGATCATGCGCATGTTTGACGTCCTGGAGGGCGATACTGCACGCGTCTACATGGACAAGACCGCCCGAGACCTTCTCGACGAGGCGCGCCGACAATACGAGAAGATCGGCTTCGCCAAAGCTTCAGTGATCCCGATGGGAAAAAACAGTGCCGCAGTAGCCACTAGAGCCGGAACCATAAAGACGAATACACTTGCCTTGGCTCTGCGCGGGAGCGGGTTCGAGGTCGAGACTCATGACGGATTTCTCACTGTGCGCAGCAAGGACGACACCCTGGACCTCGGTGAGGTTCTTGACCGGATCGCCGAGGGTCACGATTGCGCGCTTTTCAACGATCAAACCAATCTAATTTTTGAGAAGTTCCACACCCACTTGACGCGTGAACTCCTTGAGTTGGATGCTCTTTCTTCAAGACTCGACCTTGGCTCTCTGCAAGGGCTTGTAAAGCAGATGCTTGCCGTTCCCAAAGGGGTTAATCAGTTTTGATCTTTTCGGGCGGTATTGCTGGCAGCCCAGCAATGAGATCAATCTGTTTCGCCTCACGACTGATCATCCTCGGGGCGATTTCCGGCTCGTCCCATTTCGTCGCAGCGCCCATCCAGCGTTCGATGGTCGCCTGGAGCTTGGGATCGTCCGCCTCGAGATGAAACGTGTAGAAACGGTTGACGATCTCCCGCATCAGCTCGCGCATTTCGGTGTCGTCGATGCGGGAGGCTTCGGGCCAGGGGATGCGTCGACCATCGGCATCGTGGACAAATACGTCCGAATAGTCGCCAGCCCGGGTGACGGGCGTCAGTCCGGCATGCAGCGTCTCCAACTGCGTGTTACGCACGCAAAGCATGGCCATGATCCTGGCCAGCTTCGCCGCGATGCGCTTTTCGTCGTCTCTGTTCATCGCCCGAGAATAGCGGCATCCGCGTGGCCGCGCCACGATTCAGAACGGTGGGCCCAGCTTAGCGGTTTGCACAGACCCGGACCTGGTCCCGCAGGACCGCATAATCGGCCAGCCACTCGACGATCAGCGCCCCCTCCGGCAGCGCCGCGACCTCCTCTGCGACGCGCGCCTGCTCGGCCCGGCTGTACTCCACCACTGGCGGGCAGGCGCCGGGCGGGGCGTCAGAACCCACCCCCGCGCAGGCGGTCAACAAGAGCATGGCGATCACGAGGGCGGCGCGCGGCGGCATCCAGCATATGGCGGTGTATTTCATCGTTGATCTCCAGCTGTTCCAGCCGTTCGGCGGCGCGGCCTGCGCGTTCGGCCGTGCGGCGGAGATTGATCAGAAAAAGGGTGATGGTGAGCGCGACGAGCATGAAGCCCGCCACCCGCCGCGCCCATGGCCGCGAGAGGATCCCGGCCAGAAGGCTAGCCCACATCAGCGCAGGCCCTTCTTCCAGTCATCCACCCGCGCCCAGACGGCCAGGGCAATTCCGCCGAGCGCCAGCGCGATGAACAGCCAGCGCAGGGTGTCGAGGTAGGGCACCAACGGCAGGACAGCGCCCTGCGCCTCGGCCATCACCTCCTGCGCAACCTCGACCCCGGCGGCCCCCACCGTCGCCACCCCGGCTGCGCCCGTGCCGCGCAGCGTCCGGCTCGCGGCCAGCGCTTCGCGCGCGGGCGGGGTCTCCGAGGCGAACGGCAGCGTGCGGAGGGGAAAGGGGTCGCCCCACGACCGCGCCGGCCCAAGGTCGACATGCATGAAGCCGGAGCGCGGGTAATACCCGAACCCCCGAAACCCCACCTCCCGGGCGGCGGCCTCGAAGGCGGCAGGGTCGTGGTTCGACATGGCGATATCGAAGGCCGTACCGTCCATGTGCTTTGAGCGCGGCGCGCCGCCGACCGCGCGGTTGTGCTCCGGGCTGCGATAGGCCGAGCGGACGATCAGCGGCTTGCCCAGCCGGTCGCGCAGGGCCTGCAGCCTGTCGAGCGCTTCCGGGTGCAGCTTCAACTGGCCGGTGCCACGGCAGGCGATCTCGGCGGGCGAGAAGTTGGGCCAGCGCCAGAGGGTACTTGGCACCTCGCGGAAATGACGGAAGGTGCGGACGAGATCGGGCATGACGGACTCCTGCAGAGTGGATGAGGGAATGCGAGAGAGGCCCGCCGCCGGGGTCGGCAACGGGCAGGGTCTGGTTGACGGGGTGTGGGATCAGGGTTCCTGGACGATGCAGCTGCCGGGGCGCCGCGCGTCAACCGCCGGGGCCGAAGATCCTGAGCTTCAGCGCGATGCCTGCCAGCAGCGCGAGGATGATGCCGGTGGTGAACAGGTGCACCGCGGTCTGCACGGCGGTGCGGCGCATGAAGCGGATCGAGGCCAGCAGTGTTCGCAGATCGCGGATGTCGAGCGCGGCCTCCTTGCCGTCGAGCCCGACATCGGCAAGCGCGCGCTTTGCCCCTTCCTCGGCGGCGCGGGCCAGGAGTTCCTCGAACTCGGCATCCGGCATGCGGACATGGCCCTGCCCGGAGCGACGGGGACTCATGCCGAGAGGATCCCGACCTCGGTGGGCAGGGTCAGGTCGTTCCAGGGGCTGGCATCGGCCGGGCTGACCGCCCAGCTGGAATAGACCGGATGCGGGGCAAGGCTCGGAACGGTCACGGGGCTTGCGTCATGGTTCACGCCGCCCATGCGCAAGAAGCCCGCCGTGGCGTCGGGCCCGTCCGTACCCGCCTGCGCGATTTGCTTGAGATGCACGCCGGCGATGGCGGAGACTGAGGCGGGGCCGGTCGGGCCGGTGAGCGAGAAGGACATGCGCTGCCCCGCAGCGGAACTGGCGACCCGTGTGGCAATGTCGCCGTCGCTGAGCGCGTCGATACTGCCCACCATCTCGTTGAAGCTGGCGATGGCGTTGGGGCTGCGGCGCACGAAGCGCCGCCCTATGGTCGAGACGCCGTCGAGGACGGCGATATGCGCGTAATACCAGGTGCGGCTGGAGAAGGAGCCATGCAGGTTGGCATTGGCAAAGACCACGCGCACCGGCTTGCCCTTGCCGCCGGTATTGGCCGCCGTCGCCGTGCTGTGCAACACGCCATCGACAAAGAACTCGATGGTGATCTCGGCGCCCACCGCCATCCGCACATCGACCCATTGCGGCTGGCCGTTGGCGGCGATGTAGCTGGAGCTGCCCTGCACTGTGGTGTCGCCAAAGGCCTCGGCATGATAGCGGTTGGTGCTTGTGAGCGGACGGATCTGCGCGATCCTGACATTGTCCGCGTCAAAGAACTCCAGAAACCCGGCGTTGCTCTGGGTGATGCTCTCGGAATCGTTGTTGGGGGGCACGTAGCGAAACCCCAGCCACAAATCCCCGGACGGCGCCGGGAATCCGACGGCGAAGGGCGCGGCCAGCGTGCGCGAGCGGTTGAAGCGGATGCCGTTGATATCGAGGGTGTCGTCGAAGCCGGCAGCGACGGTGCTCAATAGCCCCGAGATGCCGGAGATGTCGGTGGGCTGATGGCCCAGATGCAGGATGTAGGTCATGGCAATTCCACTTCGATGTAGAGGGCGGCATGAGCGGCGGTCAGGGGTTCTCCCCCGCCGTGATCGAGAAAGAGCGAGACACTGCCCGATGTGAGACGGGTGCCACCGCCGAGATCGAACCAGGTTTCGAGTTCGGCCACGCTGAGGTCGCGATCCCATCCGATCTCGATGAAGGCATGGGCCTCAAAGATCGACAGATCGGGCTCCTCAAAGCCCAGCGCCTTCACCCCGGGCGGGACCGGATAGCTGAACTGCGAGGGCAACGAGCGCAGGGTTCCGCCATCGTCAGGATCGCGGCCCTGGATCTGGGGGTGGAAAGCGGCGCTGGGCGCGGCGGTCCATGTCGCATCGCCGGCCACGGGATCATCGCGCCAGACGCCGTTCAAGCCGATCCAGAGGCTGGCATTGCCAGGGTCGAGGACGAACATCACCACATCGCCCGGGCCAAAGGGGGCGAGCCCGGTCAGGCGCTGACTGGCGGTGCCGGTGTTCGAGGACCAGAGCGTGCCGTTGCCGCGATAGCCGATCGAGCCCAGCGTGATCGGGTTGTCGCCTGCGTCATAGTCCTCGCGCTGCTCGAACGAGACCACGCCCAGATAGCCGTCGAAACTGGCCGCGCCACCGGGGGCGCAGAGCACCTCCCAATAGCGCCGCCCATCCGAGGGCAGGATCGCCTTCGCTGTGGGCACCCAGCGGCGGTAATCGCTGCCGCCGGAAGTGTTGATGGCGGTCTGGTTGCCATCCGAGAGCGTGTAGCCTGCCGGGGTGCGCGTGGCGTCGAGATCCCAGGCGCTGCCGATATCGACTGGCGGGGCCGCATCCCCGCCTTGCGCCAGGATCGCGGCGCGCATCATCAGCAGACTCATGCAACCGCTCCCGCCAGCGCGCCCTGAACGGTCCAGGCATCCGCCCCGCGCTTGACGAGGGCGACGCCCGACCATTGGCCATCGAGCGCGATCGAGCCGCCGGTGACGCCATTGAGCGACACCCCGGGCGCGGCCGCGACCGTTGCCACCCCGGCACCGATCTGCGTCACGTTGACCAGCGAGCCGATCTCGAAAGGGACGCTTGCCTCTTCGGGGATCGTCAAGGTCACGCTGGAAGCGCCCGTGGTTTCAAGAATGCTGCCAAGATCGATCGGTTCCAGCGTGTGCGCGGTGGCCGTGAGCGTGCGGATCTGCACGATACCTGGGCGGGGCACCTCGACCCATGCCGTGCCGTCAAACCGCACATGCCGCGCCTCGTCGAAAATCCAGACCTGCCAGCCGGGCTGGGGTGATAGGAACACCCATGTCTCGCTTCCCGGCTCCCCGTCC